GGAACGTATTTTTTCCCGTTAGATGTTTTTAAATCGTAATTTTGAACATAATTACCATATACAATTCTATTACCAGTAACATCTTGTGCTAGTGCTTTTCTTGGAACATTGTCCCAAGGTCTTAGTAGTTGGTTTGAAGGTACAGTATTTTTAATTGTTTCTTTAGTAATAGTATAAGCTATAGAAGCAATACCACTACTCCATACACCTTTGTTAGTGTTCCATAGGTTTGAACCGGATACAGCTTCGTAATCATCTGGGCTTATAGTATCTACTACATATATATTTGGTGAAACCTCATCTTTAAATAATATATCAATTGATACAATATCTATAGGTGTTTGTGGCGTTATAATTCTAGTTAAATCAATACTAGTAGCTCTATTTGTCATACCTAAATTATAACCTTTTCTTGGGTGATAATCAAATGAACCTGGAACAAAAGCTACTTGTGTAAAAGGTGCAAAAGGAGAATATTCTCCATCTTCAAATTTGTATCTATAAGAAAATCTAGGAAATTTAAATTCAAATAATTTTTCTTGTTCATCCCACAAATCTATAACATAATTTAAAGTACTATTATTATCACTTGGTATTTGTGGTACACCAACTTGAGATATTATTTTAACCATCAAACCAATATCACCAGTGTTAGCATCTGTATTTGGATAATAATCCATTACAACACCTTTAAAAAGATAATCTGTTAAAGGTAAACCAGGTGGTGTATCATCATCATCATATGGTGCTATAACAAATTTTGTACCAATAGCTATAGCGTTATTACCATTTACACCAGTGTTAGGGCCACTATGCCAACCAGTGAGACCATCAGGTTGGTTTATATCTCCTATAGGTATCTCGGCTCCTATTTGACTTATACCTCGAGTAACAAATATAATAAATGTATCTCCAGATTGACTTTGTGATATACCTCTGTCAGTTCCGGTTTCTACAGAAGAAAAATCATACATACCTGAACCCGCTGTAAAAGAAGAGTCTTGTTGATTAGATTCTCTAGCTACTTGTATAACGCCTGTATATATTTTATCAGGATCTCTAGACGTGTTTACAGTTATGTCTAAAGGTTTTTTTGGGGCTTTTTTAATAACAGTTATATGTTCTTCTTTAATATCTTCTAAAGCAGAAATAACACCAGCTGTTATCGTTGGTAACTGTTGTTGCGGTGAGTTTATTAACTTAGTGTGATTTGTTATTAAAGGCGTGCCTTGTTTGCAACGAGGTATATTTATTTTTCTAGGCTCATTAACATTATCAGTCCAAAATAACATATCATCAATAATATTAATACCAGTTATAATATTTAAAGGATCAAACTTTAATACATCTTTATTTGAATCAACAAAAATAGCAACAGGATTATTACTTAATCTAGAGTGTTCAAATATATAATCTACATCTAATGTCCATACAAAATAATATAGTTTGTCGTTTTTTTCATCAGCTATAGACGCAACGGTTGTAGCGTGGTCAGGTATTGAAACGCCTTGAATTGATAATTTTCTATTACCTAGTATGTTTTGAGCGGTACCAACATCAGAATCTTCAGACGTCGCTACTTGTATGTTCATAGCGTCTACATATCCATCTTTAGGAATAAGCCTCTCGTCGAGGTCTTTATTCATTTTACCACTAATAAACGTGTGTTTAATCTCTGGCATATTTTAGTGTTTTATCCACTTAGATTTGCCTCTAAGTATTTGAGTTAATTCTTCTAATTTTAAATTTGATAATCTTAGCTTAGCAGTTCTTACAGCTGCAAATTTTTCTTTTTTAAGCCTAGGTACTAACTGTTGAGTTTGCATAAGGCCAGAGGCAACTGCGTGTAATATTGATCTATACATAGCTTCTTCAGCGAGCTTGTGAACTTGCATCTCTTCATCTGTACCAAGACTATCGCTTATATAATCTAGTATCACAGTTTTTCCTGAAATATTAGAGCTAAAATGTATTTTACCAGAGTGACAGTCTATATAAAAAGAACCGTTAGTTTGCGCGTGCGAAGGCTCTAGTCCATACCTATTACCGTCAAGTGGCCAATAAGTATCATCCTCATAATCATCATTATTGTTTTCTGATGGCGTGGCGGATTTGTAATTAGTCCAAGTTGTAGTATCTGTTGGGTCTGCAGAATTAAATTTTACTTCACCAAGAGATGCTACCGCTGTAGTTGGTAATTGACTTACTAATATTGCTTTAGGACCGCCATCAACCATACTGATGTCTGTTACAATTGTTCCCACTGGGAAATGTTCATTACTTATTGTCATGCCTACCTCTACATCTGCTAGATCTGCAGCGTTTGTTGCTGTTATTCTATAATCAGTTATATTCCAACTTAAATTTTCTACTACAAAACCTTCTCTTGGAAGTATTAAAGATCCATCTGGGTTTTCAAAAGTTAAAACAGCTCCTTGTAAAACTGGTGGTATATATTGAACACCACTAGCGTTTTCTAAGAATAAATACGTGTATGGTTGCCCGTCTCCACCAATAGTTTGCAATGTGTTTCGAACAAAAAGTCCATCTGGAAAAACCCCAGGTGGGCCTGTAACCTTCATACCTCTCATTATAAGATTAAGTTTTTCTTTATCTCCTCCCAAAGGATCTAATGGTATACCGGTCGTTGGGCTTGCAGCCATATCAGGATCTAAATCAGCATTTGCTTGTAATTTAAATTCACCATTAGGGTCTTGATATGGATTTGATTGTGGATTTGAAGTATGTTTCGTAGGATACAAAGGGTGTTTTATACCTGCAGAATCTACAAAACTAATTTTAGTATAATTAACATAATCTTGAGGTAAAGGCATTTGAAGTGTTGCTGGTACTTCGTATTCTTGCGCTTTGCAAGATTTTAAAGTATCAAAAGATAACTCAGCTAAAGCTCTTTGAGCGTGAAAAGCAACATCTGTTTTACTAGCTTTAGATATTATTTTATCTTCACCTACGTATACATACATAAATTGTTTTATAATATCTGCTAGTGAAACAAATTGATAATTACCATAATCGTTACCATTGTAGTATTCTTGTGGAGTATTATTTAATAATGCCATTTATTTATTGTTTTTCTTGTTGTACTTGATTTGTTTCTAAAGCTTGTGCTACTTGTACTACTTCTGGTGATTTTATATTTACACCAGCAAGTTTTAATATCTTATAAACTAGTTTAACTTCTTCTGATGGATGTAATTCAAAGTTAATAGAAATACCAGGGTTCCATAAAGGTTTTTCATTAACTATAACATAAGCCCATTGAGCTTTACTAGGTGTTTTAAAATAAATAATTTCTGTTGGAATTACACTCGTAGGGGCTAAGCATGAGATTGCTTGAGAATTACTAATATTAACTATTGGCCTTTGCGCAGTAGGTTTTATTAGTGGCCCTCCGTTTTTAACGTTGTTAAAATCTTTAGTGTTTAATATTTCACAATCAACATCGTTGAAGGAAACTTTGTTTACTCTATATACGTAGCTTGGTAATATTTTTAATCCTGATGTATTACTACTATAAGAGTTAATTGTTGCAGCATCGTCTATTGTTTCTAGAAACTGTAATTTTTCATATAACATATCGTCAACATCAGCATGACCAGTGTTATTACCTGGTACTTTTAAAAACTGATTTAAGTCATAAAAGTATTGCTCAAATATCTCCATCTGAGCGTGGTTTGCGAATAAATTAAATTCTTGAGGTGTTATATATCCTCGTTGCTCTTTGTTAGCTAATGCTAAAACTCTTTGATATACAGTATCTATATTTACCGCCATAATTTATTTTTTGTTTGTATTTGCAATCGCCCCGTAGAGCGACTGCATCTACAAGTGATTATTATTTTAATCGTTTTTCAATATTGGAGTAAATCTCCATACCTTCATCAGTTTTAAACCAAGCAGCTAAAGCTGAATAAGGATGTTCATCAAAAGGAACGTTCATTAGTTTTCTATCATTAGAACCCCATGAAAAAGTTCTTTGATCAGAAGATAATTTTAATATACCCATCTCTGTTGCTTTAACGCCAAAGTTTCTAAGTACAACGTTCTCATCATTTACAAGTTCTAAGAATAACTGAGGGTTTCTTTTAGCGTATAATAACAAATCTCTTTTAAGCTCCTTAGAACTCATTTCTGATACCTTAGAACCTACTTCTACACGCATAACAGCTTCAGCTAAATCAATATCTAAATTTTGAGCAGCATTTAAAGCTTCTATTTCCATTTCTAAATAATCAATTTCATTAACAGCTTCTTCTATAGGTTTATGTTCGTAAAATAATTTATCTCTATGTGGATGGTACAAAGATAATAGCTTTTGTAAAATTGCTTTGTTTTTAGGAACAAATAAACCGCCGTTTTGAAATATAATATGTTCTAGTCTTTGCTCTCCTTTCATTTCATCTACAAAAGAAGTTCTTTGGTTTGATGTGTACTTTAGTTCTCTTTCGTAACCAGCTTCTTCGTCAAACCAAAATATATTACTACCTCTTATTAAATAAGTCAAAGGTGATTTATTATGAGTAAGGTAATACATTCTATCTTTTACTTCCCAAGTATTTTTTGACTTTGGTTTTTCTTTTTCAACTACAGGTTTTTCAAAAGTTTCTTCAAAAAATTCTGTAACTGTTTCTTCTATTTTTTCAACTTGTGGTTCTACCACTTTTTTTGTTTTTTTTGCCATAATATAATATATAATAAAATTAATAAAAATAAAGGGTCGAGGCCGAAGCCCCGACTCTTTAAAATAATTGTGCTTAGTTCATTAACATGAAGTTATTAGCACCTTGTGTAACTAGACATCTTTCAGATAAGTAGTGAACTTCCATTACATCTTTACCAGAAGTAGCAGCACCAACAGAACCAGTGATCCAAGTTTTTAACTTTCTATCATCAGTTTGTGAAGATCTGTATCTTACGTGTAAGAAAGGACGTTTCATATTACTACCTAATTGCTCGTCATAAACTGAAGTAACACCAGCAGGAATAACAACACCTCTAATGTTAGTAACAACATCATTTAAAGCACCTCTTGTACCTTTATCATTAAGATATTTAAAGTCAGACTTGTAGAAATCGTAAGATCCACGTCTGAAACCAGAGAAACCTAAGTTTAGCGCCATATCTTCAGAGTTATCAAATACTCCGTAAGAAGTACCACCAGCTCCGTAAGAATTCATAGAAGCTAACATGTCATCCATTGCTAGAGAAGTACCTCTATCAACAAACATCATATTTTCTTCAATAGCACCATTTGCGTCAAATACAGCTAGTATAGCGTCAAATTCAGCTAAATCAGTAGCAGCGTTAACACCAGTAACACCAGTAGTTTGGTGACCTCTAGTGGTAATAGCTTGGAATAAACCTTGCGTACCATCTTGTAGAGCACCACCATCAGTACCACCAATTGCGCCAGCATTTGCTACAGCAGTTTCAGCTTCTAACATAGTCATTTCTAAGTAATCAGTGAAACGAGCTCTAGTGTCACCTTCGGCTTTTAAGTACCATAAGTAACCTGACTGACCTTCTTCTCCAGCAACTTCAATCCAACCAATTTGCGTAGTATCAGATCCAGACACTTCGTAATAGTCTTTCATGATAATATGCTTGTTAGAGTGAGATTTAAACTTAGGAGAGTTAGCAGCAGATCTACCATCAGTTCCTTTTTCAAATTCAGAACCAATAACTAGTATTCTATAAGCTCCAGCACCAGCTGAATCAGCGAAACCAGCGCTATCAAAAGTAGCTTCTGCGTAAGGTAAAATAGTAGCGGTTGTAGCTGCTACAGCAGAAACATAACCTCTTAATGTTAACGCAGCACTAGAAACTAATACCATATCACCAACTCTAATACCATGCTCACCTGAAGCAATTGAATTTCCATCAACATCGTTTACTATTGTAAATATGTTAGCAGAAACATCTTCGTTTGTAGCCGTGTAAGCTAAATGTAATCTACCTTGTTCTGACCATATAACTCGATCAGCAGTAGAAGCTTCTTCAGCACCAACTTGAGCTAAGAAACCTGCGATTGTTCTTTTACCGTAAACCTCAGCTTCTTTTTCCATAAGGTCTGGTAAATATTGTTGCGCCCATCCTTCAGTTGCAGACGATGTAAAGTCCACATAGTTAGACGACAACGTTTGTTTTCTTGGAGCGGCATCTATACCACTCGCACTTGTAATTGCCATAATTTGTAATTTTAAATTTTAATTATTTGTTTTTGTTTTTGTTTTTAAACTTAAAGCTAGAAGCATCATCACCTAGCACTTTAAACTTTAAACCTCCTGCTTCAATTTTTCCATGATTTTGCCTTGGATTCATATCTACATTTTTAGACTTAGTAATACTATTTTTCATAGCATCTGCTTTGCCTTGCTCGTAAAAGTGCTTTGCAACAGCGTCAGGGTTCATTGCTGTATATAAAGATTTATGATAACCCGCAGCATCTGACATTTCATTATTTTTATTCAAAAACTTTTTGACAAAATTATTAATGTCGCTTTGAGTTTCTTTAACCTCAGTAGCGTTGTTGACATTAAACCTGTACTTTTTATCTCCGACGTTATATTCAAAACCTTTGAACTTGTCGTTAAAAACTTTTTCAGTTTTATTTAAAAAAGTAGAAGTTTGTTTTTCTGTTGCTTTTTTAGTCTCTTCTGACTCTTTGTTATATCTATTAAAGAAATCCATAGCTTTTTGTTGTTCAGGCGTAAGCTTTGAACCAGCTTTTATTTCTTCATAGTATTTGGACTTTTGCCCGTCCAAGTGGGCTTTAGCGCTGGCAACTTGCTCTTTTAGCGCTAATTTTTTTCTTCTTATATCTTTATCTTCATCTTCTTCTTCGTTATAAGAAAATTGATCTTCCATAAGAAAGTTAATTTCTTCGTTATTTAAATGAGGTTTTGTTTGTTTATAATATTCATATAGTAAATCTTGGTTATCTAACTTACTGTAATCTTGATTAAGTTTAACATAGTCACTTAAATCACCACCTGTTTCTTCCATAAAATCTACAAGCTTTTGTATATTCTCTGGTAATGGCTTACCGGTTTCTAAGTTTTCTTTAATAGCTTCTTCAGCTTCTGCAGCTATTTCTTCAACTTCTTCTTTTTTATCTTCAGTAATTTCTTCTAATACTGGAGTTTCTTGTGCTTCTTCTTCCGGTTGTACTTCTTCTTGTTTTTCTGTGGCGTCGGCATTTTCAAGCTCTGTAACCACTCTGTTGTCGTCAGCGTTATCTTCTTTAGTTTCATTTTCTTCTACTGGTGTTGGAGGTTTACTTAAGTCTACTTTAATAATCTCATCATCGCCTGCAGACTCAAATTTACTTTCATCAACCTTCACCACGTTTTCATCACCTGGATCTTGTTGTGTTTCTTGTGTAGTTTCTTCAACTACGTTTTCATCTTTTTCTTCCATAATATAATATAATAATAATTAATAAATTTACCTAGGATCAAAACTGTCTAATCCAAAGCCACCACCTAATATATCATTACCTGATGACTCAAAGTTTTTAGGTGGTTTTTTGTTTAATCTTTGATCTATAAGCTCGCTTTGTTGTGAAGCTTGCATTTTAGATCTGTTGTCTTTTCTATCTTCTTTAATAGATTCTTTCATGTCTACTTGCTTCATATTCATTTCTTGAAGCTTTTGGTTTATTTCAAACTCAAACTTCATTAACTTCATCTTGTGCTCAACTTCTAATTCCATTTGTTGAGATTTTAATTGGGATTTTATTTGCTCTAATTGAGCGTTGTTTTGAGTTATAGCTTGGTTTTTCTGTACTTCAGCTTGTGCAGCTACTTGTTGTGTTTGAGCGTTTGCTTGTGCCTGAGCTTGAATATTTTGTTGTTGAACCATTTGGTCTCTTTCTTGCTTCTTCTTTCTTCTAATTTTAAGAACTTGATTTGCAAGTTTTACATTTCTAATTTCTCTTACATCAATAGCATCTTCTAAATCAATACTTTGTTGTTGTATAGCCATTTGTATATTTTGTTCTAACAAAGCTTTTTCTTCTTCATCAGGTTGTAATTCTAAAAATATACCAAAATCATAAAGATGTAAATCAGACATTTCTTTTAATGTAGCTAAATTGTGACCACCAATAGCTTGCATAAAAGCATCTGCAGTTGGTGAATATTCTAATATATCAGATATTCTAAGCGACAAACACTCACAAGTTTCAGCTGTTAAAAATAATCCAGCTTGTAGTATATGTCTTGTTGCTGTATTACTATTTGCGGCTGCTAACTTTTGAACACCAACTAAAGCGTTTTTATCTGGTATACTACCATCTCTAGCCTCGTTAAGTCCTGTTACATCTCTTATCATTTGTAAGTAATAATTGTAATTACCAATAAGAGCTTGCATTTTGTTACCACCACTACCTGATGTTATTTCTTGAATAGGTACTTTACCTGGGTTCATATCACCTTCACTAGTAAATGATCTACCTATAACACTACCAGTTTGAAAGAACATATTTAAAGCTTCTTGTGGGTTGTAGTTAGTACCATTACCTAAATCAACCTCAGCTAAACCATCGGCATCTAAGTAAACGCCATCTGGAACCATACGTGACATTACTTGTTGTAGTTTTAAATGTGTTAACTGAATCATATCAGCAAAACCAGTAATACGTCTTACTAATGAATCAATTTTACCATTGTACATCCTAGGAGCTACAATAGCGTAATTCATTTTAACTTTAGTGTAATCACTTTTTGGCCGCATCATATTACTAGCCATTTCCCATTTAAGTAACTTATCAGTACCTAAAATCATAGCACCATCATACAAACACTCTATAGATCTTAACATTTTACTAAAACCTCCTTCCATATCTTCTGGTGGATTAAAAGAATCATCTTTAGGTATAATTTTATCAGCGCCAGTACCAGTTTCTTTTATTTTATAAACTTCATTCATATAAGTTTTATAATTAAAATATAAAACTTGAATAGTGTTATTGTCTTCTTTATCTTCACTATGCCTTGAGTTGTAATTAGATCTATTGTAAGATTTGTTTTTCATTATCTCTTCAAGATCAGACTCTGTTAAATGAGGAAATTGTTTCGCTAGTTCATTTACTGGAATTGTTTTAACTTCACCAACGTAATATATATCTTCAAAATAAGGAGAATTAGTATAAGAATAAACTAAATTAGCTGGATCAACATAGTCAACAGTAACACCTTCAGATGTATTAAAACCAGTTTTTACAGCACCTATACCTAAAACAGCTAAATCATAGTAAAATCTTTTTTTAGTTAGTTCGTACCTGTTACCATCTAAAAGTGTATTTATAGCTTGCTCCTCTGCTATTTCAACAGCTTGCTTATAACTTAGCTGCATGTGTAATTGTAATTCTTCTTCTGAATCAGGTAAAGTTTCTGGATCGTTGTCAGATATTTGTATACCAAAAGCTTCTTCAGTATAAGCGTTTAAATCTTTAGTACGCATATCAGCTAGTATAGATTCCATATATGCAGTTCTTTTGCTCATACCGTATGGATCTTGAGAGTAAGCTTTTATATCGTACATTCTTTCTGTCATACCATTAACAACTATATCTACAAACTTAGATATAATTGGAACTGGCTTCCAGTCTAAATTTAAATAGGACAAATCACCGTTTATAGATAACTCATCCTTATATTTCTGTATTGATTGCTCGCCTCTAGCGTATAATCTTAAGTTATGAAAATCATTATGATTATCTCTATATCTATTAGAACCTCTGTCACTATTAAACCACTCTTGCTCTATTGCTTTACCTACCTTTAAACCGTATTCATAGCTTATTTTTTCAGCATCGCTTACTGTTTGACTTGGAAAATAATTAGTACTAGAATATGCCATATTTATTTTATTATTTGTGAATTATTTCCAGTATTACTATACTTAGAAACTTTTATGTTTAATTTAGGTTTTTCAACCTTTGCGTTTGGCGCGTATAAATGTCTATTGTTTGCCATAATAGCTAAACCAGAACTTATAGATGCATCAAACTTTGTTCTTTTGTTTATATCAAATTTACTCCAATCGTTTAGTAGCTCATTAAAATATAAACTTCCAAATGTTCCATCTTGCTTCATTCCAACGTGATCTTGTATATACATCTCGATCGCTGCGGCATGAGCTTGTTTTATATCTTCACTAGAGTTTGGTATACCACCTACTTCTTTTTCTGCTACAGATAATTTATTCCAAATTTTATCTGGTCGGTTCATACTAAAACCTCTGTAACCTCTACGCCTTAGATAATACAGTAATCTAGGCTTGTTGTTCTCTGCTAGTATTGGCATACCATAAAATACTAATGCCATTAATACATCTTCAAAGAATATTTCAGCTGTAGGTGGTCTTGATAAGTATTCTAAAAAAAAGCTATTCGCAGGAGCGTCCTCCATACTAAACCTGGTTAAGCCGTGTAATGCTCCTTTAGAACCTTCTCCATCTACAGTTCCTGATATATCATAAGAGTCACAACCAAATGCTCCCATGTGTTCATTACCAGGATATTTTATACCGTTCTTGAGTACCACTCTATTTTGTAATTGCTGAGGTGGAACCCAGCTAAGTTTAAATCTACCTTTTGGATCTGGATAAAATATAACTTGTGTATCTTTTATGCCATTAACCCATTGAAAATTACCTTGAGTAATGCCTAATGTTCTAGACATTTCTTCGTTATAATCTATTTGTTCGTATATTTTTACTAAGTTAAATATACTATTTTTTGTTTCATCTCTAAACGCGTGTTCAGTTGTTCTTGGAAACTGACGGTAAAACTCATTTAAAGCATCTTGATCGCTTTTTAAACCATCTACCTCGTTTTGCCAGCTATCTATTACACCTATATCTATTAATTCACCATCTGGGGCGAACACATCTGCGTCAGGAGTAGTGAATACTGGAACTCCATACTCGTCAATAAATCCTTCGTAGTTCCATTCCATTGGGATAAACAAAGAGTATAAACCAGATTTTGTCTGACCATTTCTATTTCGCTTAGTGACATCTGATGCATTGTATAACTTTTTAAAATTATCTCCACCTTTGTCCAGGGCGTTGGAAGTTGACCCCATCATACACTTACCAATAACTCTACTACCTAATCTTAAACATGTTTTTGTAACACGCCAATTATTTAATATGTTATCTGG